CTCTTTCGAGATTGACTTGTAAGGCGGCTGCGCTTCCAGAAGCTACAGTAGCGGAAATCGAAGTTGGTTACTTCGGACGCCGTATTAAGGTAGCTGGTGAAAGAGCGTTCATGGACTGGCCGGTAACTGTAATCAATGATGAAAACTTCGTCATGAGAGCATTACTTGAAGCTTGGTCAAATGGCATTAACCGTCTCGAAGCTAATATTCGTGACCCTATCTTTGATGTTGAAGGTTACAAGTCAGATATGGTTGTTCGTCAATATTCAAAGACTGGTGTCGAAATTCGTGCTTATCAGATGATTGGAGCATGGCCTTCACAGGTATCTGCTATTTCATTGGATTGGGACCAAGGTAACGCTATTGAATACTTTACATGTATTTGGGCTTATGACTACTGGCTTCCAGTTACTGAGCTTGGTACTGATGGTGCTGTACAATATGCTTCTACAGCAACTAACGTAAACAACGCGCCTGCTGGGTGATTTATTCATTTGAAGAATTATCATGAGAAAAGAAGACTAAAAAATGGATAATATTGAAATTGTATGTAGACAGGTTGATGGGATTGCTCCATGGATATGTACTAAAGAAGATATTCCTGCTACATGGAATATTATTGTGCGTGAATGGGAAGAAGGTATTAGAGATAATATATTATCTATTTGTAAAAAACGAAGAACAGTAATTCAGGCTGGTGGTCATCAAGGATTATACCCACGCTTGCTTGCTGAACATTTTACAAGAGTATATACTTTTGAACCACATCCTATAAATTTTTATTGCCTTTACATGAATTGTTATGCAAAAGGTAATATTATACCAATGCAAGCAGCATTAGGAGAGAAACCTGACTTAGTAAGTAATATGTTTTCAACTATGAATTTAGGAATGAATATTGTAATAAATGATAAAGAATTTAAAGAAAAAGTTAATGATGATAAAAAAATGGAAAGTGTATTGGTAATTCCTCAACTTACTTTAGATTCATTCAAGTTTAAAAATGTTGATTTACTATATCTTGATGCAGAAGGAGCAGAACTTTCTATATTGAAAGGAGCAAAGAAAACAATAAAAGAGCATAACCCAATTATAATTATAGAAAATGCAGTTGATGAAAAGAAAGAATTCTTAGATACTCTTGGTTATAGTCTAATCAATACTTTTGCAATGGATAGTTTTTTCATAAAGAAGTAAAGGAAAACAAAAACATGGCAAACGCATTCGGCTCAAATACCCAAATCCAGTATAATAATTCTGGTGTTCTGGATGGTGCTAACGGTATTGTTTATGATAATGCTTTAGATATAGTATCAGTTGATAAATTATTTGTTGGTGAACCACCAACTTCTTTTGTTGCTGGATGGCTTACTGTTAAAGCTCCGCAACCTTCTCCTATCAATTTGGCATTACAAACTTATAGTCCTGGTATATCTTCAGAGATTGGTGTGCTTTTTGAAGATAGTGCTAATGTAACTCAGGCTTATTTTTATAAAGAACCAAGTTCAGGCAGTTTTTATATTGTTGGTGACCATCAACGATTGGGTGGAAATGTTGTATTAGCAGTTGCTCAAACTAATGTAGTTATGGTAAGCAATACAGGTATGCACGTTAATGGTGTTGTATCTGGAAATGGTTCTGGTTTAACTTCTATTACTGCTACAAATGCTAATAATGCGTCTTATATTGGAGGATTAGCAGCAGCAAATGTTGTTTCTAATGCTCAATTATCAGCAAATCTTGCTAATTATCAGACAGTAGCAGGTTTAGATGCAAACATAGCTTCTTATTTAGCAGTCAATCCACAACCAATATCTCCTGTATTTAATAGAATTAGTCCTGTTGGCTCAGATACATATACACTTTTCTGGACAGATACAAACAAAACTATTACAGAAATAATAACTCTTATTTCTAATACCCATTCAGGCGCACAGTGTAATGCTACTTTTTATTGGGGAGCAGACAAAAGTTCTCCATCAGCAACCATTACTAATATAAATACTTCCAACAATACTGTTGGGGTCCATACTACTTCATTTACCAATAATACTCCTACAGGTAATAGTTATATTTGGTGTACAGTGGATAACTTAAGCCATGTAGATGAGTTTGTTATTATCATTAAACTATCTTAGTAGGAAGGTAATCTATGACAGAAGAACACGAAAAGATGGGCGGTATTCTAGGAGATATTGGACACGCAATTGAACATCATTCAGAAGAAGAGCATCACGAAGCTTTTCATCGTGGATATGAAAAAGCAAGAGAAGAAGCAAGAGAAGAGTTTCTTGCCTTCGTTAATGAAGTTCGTCAACACGTTCACGCAATTCATGAGCTTATCAAAGATAAGTTTGGCGACTAATGATAATTTATTTGTAATGAAGGAATATTAATGGCTCGCGACTCAGCAATATCGCTTTTTGGATGGGAGTTCAAAAGAAAAGATACGGTCGATGATAAAAAGGCCGTATCTTCGTTTACACCGCAAGAGAATAATGACGGCGCGGTCCTTATCGCTGCCGGTACTGGTTACGGGACTTATGTTGACCTCGACGGCACAGTCCGCACAGAAGCAGAATTAGTTACAAAATATAGAGAAATGTCACTTCAGCCCGAGTGTGATGCGGCTGTTGATGAAATTATTAATGAGTCTATTCAAGTTGATGAAGCGCATATTGTTCAAATCAATCTTGACGGCGTGAAGAATATATCTGAATCCTTGAAAACAGCTATCAAAGACGAATTTTATAACTGCCTCAAACTATTGGATTTTCAAACACATGCATATGATATTTATCGCCGCTGGTATATTGATGGGCGTCTTTATTACCACGTTCTCATTGATAAAGATAATCCACGAGATGGAATCCAGGAACTCCGTTATATCGACCCGAGAAAAATCAGGAAGATTAGGGAAATAAGTAAAAAAAGGACTCAGACGCCAAATCCGACTGAGCCCATGGCTGTTACAAGAACAGTCAACGAATACTTTATCTTCAATGATAAAGGCTTCAATTATGGAAATAAGATAGTTGGTCCTTCGACTACTGGTCTTAAGATAGCTAAGGATTCTATTGTCCATGTTGTCTCTGGCTTGACTGATAATCAAGGAACAATGGTCTTATCTTATCTCCATAAGGCTATTAAGGCGCTTAATCAACTCCGCACTTTGGAGGATGCCCTCGTTATCTACCGACTGGCACGAGCGCCCGAACGCCGCATTTGGTATATCGATGTTGGTAATCTCCCGAAAATGAAAGCCGAACAGTATGTGCGTGACATTATGGTCAAGCACAAGAATAGGCTCATATACGACGCTTCAAGCGGTGAGATCCGCGACGACCGTAAATTCATGACCATGTTGGAAGACTATTGGCTTCCGCGTCGTGAAGGCGGTAAGGGAACCGAAGTTGACACGCTACCAGGAGGCCAGACGCTGGGCCAAATGGATGACGTGCTCTACTTCCAAAAGAAGTTCCTAAACGCCCTCAACGTGCCCGTATCGCGTCTTAACAGCGATGCCTTGTTCTCGGTGGGCCGCGCTACAGAAATTACGCGCGACGAATTGAAATTTGCTAAGTTTGTAATTCGTCTTCGTTTCCGCTTCTCTGTCCTATTCCATGAAGTATTAAAAAGACAGTTAGTTCTTAAAGGCGTTATGTCCCTCGAAGATTGGGATAAGATGGCCTATGACATCAAGTATGATTATGCACAGGATAACTACTTTACAGAGTTGAAACGTGCTGAAATCGAACAGAATCGTATCAATCTTGCGAACGTGTTCCAGCAGATGGCCGGTAAATACTATTCAAATATTTGGATACGTAAGGAAGTTCTATATCAGACAGACGATGAAATTAAGCAGGCTGATGAAGAGATTGCGGCAGAAGCAGCAAGTGGTGATCCAAGATGGATTAACCCAATGATTCTACAGAACGAACAGCTTGCCGATGCTATGACGCAACAGAAAATGGCTGAATTCCATCAGAATAATATGATGAACCAGGAAGAAGCCATGATGCAGCAAGGTATGGGTCCAGATGGACAGCCGATGGGCGGCGACCCAGCCGAAGCAAGTAAGCAACAGGAAATTCAGCAAGCCCTTATGTTCGTTAAACAGTTCCGCGAAACGCCAAGAGCTAATCATTCTATGCAGGACCAAGCTCAATATAACTCTGCTATTCAGGTTATTGCAAAAAACAAGGACTATATTGCTAAAAATCAGATAGCAACTAATGAGTTAAACCAGAAACAGCACGAAACTAAGACACAAGTCGCTCCTGCAAAACCTGAATTCTCGGGCGCTGGAGTTCGTCAAAAGAACCGTCCGCCAGATTGATTTTTATAAATACCTTATAAACACTTAGGAGTAAGGAATGACACATACAGTAGAAGATTTGATGGCGGCAGCCGTTGGTCAAAGACCAATGGACTTCGAAACGGCATTCCATCAACTCATGCTTGGCAAAGCACACGCGGCTATTGAAGACCGCAAGATTGAACTTGCAAAGAATATGTTTGCAAAGGCAGTTAAAGAAGACGTTGAAGATATTGAAGAAAAAATTAATAGCAGTGACACTGAAAGCGGTGGCAAGAAGAAGAAGCCTAAGCGTGAAGAAGAAGATGAATGTTATAAAATTAAAGAAGATGCTTCTGGGGGCATAAGACCAAAAGGAACTTTTGGTAAACCAGCTCAAAGTACTGATAAGGCAGCAGCTAAAGCAGAGTTTGCATCAATGCGTAAAGCAAAGACACCAATTTATTCAAAGATGAAAGATTAATGTAAATAATGGCTGATATTTATACTCCTAAGATAGTTGGCGGTAAGAGAAATCCTGAAGAGGCTGATGTATATATACCGGGTAATAAAGTATTAGCACGTAATTTTAAAACTGGTAATATTGAAGGTTCAGCAGCCGATTTAAGTTCTAGGATAAAAAGTCATATAGGAGATAATGATAATAATACCTTTATGCATTCTCTTATTCGACCACAGAGTGATATTAGTCCAAGGCATGACAAATTTAATCCAGGAACACCACCACCGGCAGGAAAAGCTAAAGGGAATATGGAAGTTCCTTATGATATGGACGAAATAGAGAGCGGTAAAAGACCAAGAAAGAAGCTAAAAGAGATGGCAGAACCAAGTAAATTAAGACAAGTCTTTCCAAAAGGAACGAAAGCTCCTACTGATAAGAAGACAAAAAGTAAGATTGGTGAAAAGGGCTTACTTGGTTATTCTCTTCAACAGAATGACCCAGAAACACTTAAGTACCTTGAAAAGCATCCAATTACAGACCATGGTGATAGAGAAGATACGAACGTCTTTAATGTAGCGCGTTCTACAAAATATTGTATGGACGACCCTCGTAATAAGCATATGAAGGGACATGGTAAAGAAAAAGAGAGAGATGTTTATGAAGATGACCAACTTGATGAAAAGAATTGGATAGCCGGTGCGGTTAAGCATCCAGGTAAAGAAACAGCATTAGCACATAAAGCCGGTATGTCTACTCAGGCATACATGCATAAACACGAACATGACAAAGGCGCTTCAGGAAAACGCGCACAATTAGGATTAAGGCTTTCAAAAATGCATCACGAAGAAACTGTATGTTCAAAATGTCATAAGGCACCTTGTCAGTGTGGTTGTGGTAGTAGTGACAAGTCACAGAATGAACCAGCATATAAGAAGGATAAGAAGCTTCTTATGGACAAGAAGGTGAAAGAAGAAACAATGGCTAATCTTCTTGCCATGGAAATTCTTGAAGCTCGCAAGATTGAACGTCTTGAAGAAGCGCAGAACCTAAATCCATATGCTTCTGATAAAATTGGCGGCGGTGGAATGGGCGGCGGCGCTAAACCTCCAACTCGTGCAGATATTTTTAAAAACTTTGATAATAGACTTCCTCAGCGTTCAATCTGGCAAAAACTAACTGGTCAGGGACCAACTGATGCACAGAAGGCGACTGCGGATGCCAATAGAGCCGCAGCAAAATCTGGATTAGAAAGTTACAGAGCCGCGCATGGTAGAGACAGTCAGTCAGGAAGTATTTCTGATACTCATGAACCAAACCCAGTAGATAAGGGTGGCGAATATAAGATTGGTAGTGGTACTTATAAGTCTACTCTTAATCCAGAAGGTGGTAAGAAGGTAATTGGCAAGTCAATTGATAAGATTGATATGGGCAATCCAAAGTTTCCAAAAACTGTTAAAGGTATGAGAAGCGAAGCCGTAAAGCTTTCTAATATCCAGCAGACTCATGATACTGAATTTACTGGTGGAATGGAAGTTCATAGAAGCGCCGAAGGTGAAAGTCAGACAACGAATAAGCCTGATGGTCCAACAAGATCTGATAAATCAAAAAAACTCGATAAGAGAAATATAAAGGGTGTGAAAGACCCTGCTAACGTTTCTTTTAAGGAAGGGTCTGAAGCTGAGCCCGTAACAAATCAGCTTGTTGAACTTAGTGCTGCACATATCAGATCACACTATTTGCCAAAAGCCAAGAAGTCTAATGAAAAGACTACTGGTATTAAGGCGATGACAAGAAATGATTCTATTACAACTGCTCAGGCTAAGCTTGGTAATAAGGTGAAAGATTGGAAGACTGGCCAAGATAAAGAAGTCAAAGTTAAGGCTACAAATGAAGATATTGGCGCAGCCGCAGGTACAGGGTCTCCTGGTGATAGAACAACTAATCTTAAGGCAGATACAACTTTTGCGCTCGAAGGTGGAAAAGCTCCTAAGAGAAGTCCAGGAACAGAAAAGCGCATGAAGCTAAATGATCCAATAGGAAGAAGAGCAGCCCATTTTGGGCAGAATGATGAGGAAACTGATGCCTGCTAGTATGACTTTTAAGCCATTACATGGTGAAATATCTATAGGAACTGCAAACACAGTGAACGGAGCACCATTAGTTAGAATTCTTAATACTTCTGGTTCTACACAAGTATTGGTTCTTGCAAATACAGGCGGCCAATATGCTAATATAACTGTTCTTAACCTTGGTGAAGTTATTATTAAGAAAAACCAAACCGATACAGTCCAGATGACTGGCGGCTTGGCTGTTGATATAGCTTACCAATATTAAGGAGAACGTCCATGCCTATGGTAACATATAAACCACTTCATAATGAGGTTCCTATTGGTTCTGGTTTAGCTAATAATGTAAACGGCGCTCCTTTGGCTAGAGTTCTTAATACTGGCGCTACTGGACTTTTACATCTTTTATATGCAAATACTACGGAATACGCTAACTTGACTGTTATAACTGGTACAGAAGTTATTATAAAGAAAAACCAGACTGATTTACTTCAAGGTAATAACATGTTAGCGTGCGATGTAGCTTATCAATATTAAGGAATAGAAATGCGCCTAATAGTAGAACAAATAGAAAGACCAGAATTCGTAACTGAAGCTAACGCTCATGGCGGCAAAGACTGGTATATCTGTGGTAAGTATATTATTGGAGAAGAAAAGAACAAAAACGGTCGTGTCTATCCTATCAGCGTGCTCGAAGACTCAGTTCAGAAATACATAACTGAAAAGGTTAATGAAGGTTTGGCTTATGGAGAACTTGGTCATCCTAATGGACCTACTGTAAACCTTGATAGATCTTCTCATAGAATATTGTCATTGACGCAAAAGGGTAATGTTTTTGAAGGAAAGTCTATTATCACGAACACGCCTCACGGTAACACTGCCAAGGGTCTATTGGAATCAGGCGGTAAGCTCGGCGTTTCTACTCGCGGTATGGGTAGCTTGCAAGAAAAGAACGGCGCTATGGAGGTTCAGAAGGACTTCCGTCTTTCATCAGTGGATATTGTCGCAGACCCGTCCGGCCCAGGATGCTTTGTTAATGGTCTTATGGAAGGCGTCGAGTATTTTTACGATTCGACTAAGGGTACGTGGAGAGAAGAAAAAATCCAAGAACTTGCGACACAAGCCAAGAGAATGACCAAGGAAGAGCGTGAAGAAAACGCGCTCGCTCTATTCGAACTATATTGCGCATATCTTTCTGAAGATAAAGAAGGTAAATGGATTAATGCTGTTCAGCGCAAAGTAAATTCAGGCAGAGAAACTACAAAAGGCGCTTCACCAGCATTAGTAAGATCCACTAGTCTTGGTCGCCCTTCTTTCAATAAAAGTAAATCAGATAAAATGTATAAGACCACTATTAGCGGTGATATGAAAGAAGGCTTTAGAGATTTTGTTGCAAAACATCAAGGTAAATGGGCCGATGCTAAGGGAGCGCCCCCTAAAAGAACTGAACACGATGACCATGCAGACCGTCTTATAAAAAAGCATGGTATTGGAGGCCAGTCTAAGAAATTTAATCAAGACTATGCAAAATTTCATGCCATGTCTCAAGGCGATGACTTTGAGGGTGGAAAAAAGAAGTAAATTATAAATAGTTAAACAAAATAAGGCACAAAGGGAGACCTCTTTAAATGGTTACTGAAAACGAAGAACTTGAAAACGAAAATCTTCAGCAAGAAGAGGCACCTAAGACTCTAGCTGCATTCCGTGAACATCTTCGCGAAAAGTTTAATTTCGGCAAGGATGATGACCACGATGACCATGATGGCGACGACGACGATGGTGATGAAAAGAAAAAGAAGCCTTTTGACAAAGATAAAAAGGATGATGACGGTGACGATGAGAAGGATGACAAGAAAGATGGCAAGGATGAGAAGAAGAAAGTCATCGTTAACGTAAGAGAAGGTAAGCGCCGCGAGGAAGAAGAAGAGGAAGAAGAAGGCGGTTGCAGTAAAGGTAAAAAGAAAAAGAAAATGGAAGAAGAAACACAGGCAGCAGCCACATTACATCCAAAAGCAGTCCCAGGTCAAGGAATGTCTAAAATTGAGATGATGAAACATATGGTTACTCATATGGCCGGTCTCAACAAGACTGACTTTACTGATTGGTTCAAGAAGTCTCTCGACCGTTGGGGACCAAATAAGGACCATGGCGTAGGCGACAATTCAGCTAAGAACCAAGCTTCTATTGATTCTAAGTTTGGCTCTGGACCAAAGACAAAGTACCCAATGCCAAAGCTTCATGTAAGAGAAGATCTTGAAGAAGTTCTTGGAGAAACAGGTCTTTCAGAAGAAGTTCTTGAAAAGACAGCAACTCTATTCGAAGCTGCTGTTCATATGCGTATGGTAATGGAAACAGAACGTCTTGAAGAAGAATATGTTGAAATTCTTGCAGAAGAAATTGAACACTTTACTTCATCAATGACAGAAAAGCTTGACACATATCTTGACTATGTTGTTGAGAACTGGATGGCAGAAAATCAGATTGCAGTAGAATCAGCCCTTCGTTCAGAAATTACAGGCGAATTTATTGAAGGTCTCAAGGGACTATTTGCAGAACATTATATTGATGTTCCTGAAGATAAGGTTGATGTTCTTGATGCAATGGCTCTTAAGGTCGATGCGCTTGAAACACGTCTTGAATCTACTATCAACGAAAATGTTCTTCTTAAAGATGCCCTTCTTGGCGGCGCAAAGCAGGAAGTAATTGAGCATGTAAGTAAGGAACTTACACAGTCTCAAAGAGAAAAGTTTGCTACGCTTGCAGAAGGTATTGAATTCGATGGTGATTTTGCAGCCTATGAAAACAAGCTCAATATCATAATGGAAAACTACTTCAGCGGCTCTGCAAAGTCACAGCAGCATTCTTCAAATATTCTTGAAGAAAGCTTCGAAGGTGAAGAAGAAGAGCCAACTACATCGAAGTATGTAGACCCTGATGTAAATCGCTATGCCTATGCAATTAGCAGAACTGTTAAGGGCAATAAGGCAGTAAACGGTTAAAAAACAGTAGTATATAAATAAACAAAAATAAAAAGAGCTATAGAAAGGACTCTAGAATGTATTTGGCCGAGGAACTACAAAAGAAATGGGAACCAGTGCTTGACCATGCAGCACTTGGCGAAATCCGTGACCCTCATCGCCGTTCAGTTACAGCACTTATGCTTGAAAATACTGAAAAGGCATTGAGAGAGTCCGCAGCACATGGTTCATACCAGACTATTATGGAAGGACCGCTTGAAGGTTCACCTATTAACCAGATGGCAGCATCTTCTTCTACTGCTGGTACTGGTGGTATCGACACATTTGACCCTGTGTTGATTTCTCTCGTCCGCCGTGCGATGCCTAACCTTATTGCTTATGATATCTGCGGTGTTCAGCCTATGACTGGACCTACAGGTCTTATCTTCGCAATGAGAAGTAAATACAACTTCCAGTCAAATGGTACTGGTGGATTTGGTGCAGGTAATCAGGACAACGAAACATTCTATAACGAAGTTAACTCTATGTTCTCTGGTGCCGGTGCTAACGGTACTTCAGCGAACACTATTGGTGACAAGTTCGTTGGTACAATTCCTGGTGCTACAAATACTACACCTTTGACAGCCGTTAATACATATAACTATGGCGCAGGTATGACAACAGGCGCTGGTGAAACACTTGGTACAACAGGTCTTTCATTTGCTAACTCAACTGGCGGTCTTCAGGTTAATACTTCAGCTAACGCTACAGTATCTAACGTTGACTTCCCACAGATGGCATTCAGCATTGAAAAGGTTACTGTTACAGCTAATACACGTGCCCTCAAGGCAGAATACACAATGGAATTGGCTCAGGACTTGAAGGCTATTCATGGTCTTGACGCTGAAACAGAATTGGCAAACATTCTCTCAGCCGAAATTCTTGCAGAAATCAATCGTGAAATCGTTCGTACAATCAATATTACAGCGGTTCAGGGTTGTGCGCTGAATACAACAACTCAGGGTGTCTTCGACCTTGATACAGACTCTAACGGTAGATGGTCTGTTGAAAAGTTCAAGGGTATGATGTTCCAGCTTGAAAGAGAAGCGAACCAGATTGCGAAGGATACACGTAGAGGGAAAGGTAACATCGTGCTTTGCACATCTGATATTGCTTCAGCATTGCAAATGGCCGGTGTTCTAGACTATACTCCAGCCCTTAACTCAAATAAGCTTCAAGTAGACGACACAGGCAATACTTTCGCAGGCGTGTTGAACGGAAGATTTAAAGTGTATATCGACCCATATGGTGTTGGTGGTAACTATTGGGTTGCTGGGTATAAGGGAAGTTCTGCTTTCGACGCTGGTCTTTTTTACTGTCCTTACGTACCTCTACAGATGGTAAGAGCAGTAGATCAACAGTCATTCCAGCCTAAGATTGCGTTTAAGACACGTTATGGTGTTGTTGCTAACCCATTTGCTGAAGGTCTTAACAAACAATCTGGTCGTTTGGCATTAAGCACTAATTTGTACTATAGAAGAACAATTGTGAACAATCTTATGTAGGTATCTCCTGTATTAGTAAAATAAAAAAGTCTCCTTTTTTGGGGGCTTTTTTATTGTCTAAAATTTGACTAAATTCTGCTCTAACAGAAGCTCATAAAGCCGCTCTTAGAAAGCCTAAAGATTGCATCTATTCAGATGAACGCAAAGCAACCATTGGTTTTAAGGCTAAATACTATTGGGATTCAGAAGCCGGTCAGGCAGAAAGACAAAAGCGCTCTGAAAAATGGAAAACTAGTAATCCAAAAAAGGAGAAAGTTAATGCTTAAAAACTTACTAATAGCCTGTCTATTTACTTTAGTAGCTACACCAGCTTTTGCTCAAGCAGAACGTCCTGGTGGTTTTTGGCCGTGGTCTCATGACCATCCCAGCCGTTGTTCAGAACTTCGTTTTAAATGTGAGCACAAATATGAACTCGGCCAAGAAGGTGAAGGTAATTGTCATCGCTATCGTGAAGAATGTGGCGGTGGTGAGAGTTATCATGAAGGCTATTCTTGCTCTGAACTAAGATATAAGTGTGAGCACAAATATGAACTTGGTGAAGAAGGTGAAGGTAATTGTCGCCGTTATCGTGAGGCGTGCCGTTAATTTATCTTTATGATTGGTTTTGTTTATGCTTTTGTGGCATCCGTTTTATGGGGACTAGTCTACGCTGTTGACCAGAAAATTCTTGAAAACACATCCATAATAAATTTTCTGTTCATATGTAATCTTGTATCTACAATGATGTTATTACCATTTGTAAATACACAACAAGGCGTATCTTTTTCTTGGCTAGTCCTCTTAGCTCCTGTATTATGGACTATTGGCAACTTTCTAATTCTTGCTGCTATTAAAATAATCGGTGCCTCAACCGCTTCTATAATAGAAATTAGCTATCCGATTAATGTAGTTATATTTTGTTATCTATTGTATAACAAAATACCTAATAATACTGTCCTTTTAGGAGGTTTATTGGTCTTTATTGGCTCGGCCATTATTGCATATTTCGGATAATATCTTGTCCAATTTTTCATTTTCTATT